GCGGCAGCGTCAGCAGAGACACCCATTAATTGGGGTGATGGTCTGTGGACACTGCATAGTTTTGAATCTGACGTAGCGATACGTATCAAAGACCAGATACAAAAGCTGGTTGATGAAGCACCTGTAAAAGATTGCATCGTGGCTTTGTCAGATAAAGAAAACTTTCGTAAAGAGTTAGCCCCATACTACAAGGCTAACAGGAAGAACACTCGTAAACCTATGCTGCTCACATGGGCTAGAGAGTTTATGATGAGCGAGTACAATACAGTTATATACAGGAGATTAGAAGCTGATGATGTTCTTGGAATATTGGGTACATCAAACCCTGACACTATTATCTGGTCTGAAGACAAAGACCTACTCACTATACCAGCAAGGCACTGGATTAATGGCGAGGTTGTTACAATCTCTGAAGCAGAAGCTAACTACAATTTCGCTTACCAAACTTTGGTTGGGGACAGTACAGATAACTATAGCGGCTGTCCAACTGTTGGTGCCAAGACTGCTAATAAACTTTTATCATCTGGTTGTGGCTGGGATACAGTGGTTGCTACGTTTAAGAGTAAAGGTTTATCTGAAGAAGTAGCACTAGAGAACGCACGACTAGCACGTATCCTACGCAACGGTGAGTATGATACAGACACAGGTGAGGTAAAGTTATGGCAACCCCAATAAGACACGAGGCATACATGAAAGACTTAGCTAACTCAGAGCAGCCACGGATTGATGACATGGTTAACAGTCCAGCACATTACACCACAGGTAAGATTGAAACATGGGATTACATTGTAGATGTGATTGGTGAGTATGAATCTATATCAGTGGCACATGCACAGGTACTAAAGTATCTAGGCTCACGTCTGTGGAACAAGGACAATCCTATTCAGGATGCTGAGAAAGCTAGATGGTATCTAGATAAGATGATAGAACTAATGAAGAAAACAGATGGAGTAAACTGGTAATGATGAACTTCTATGAATACCAAATCAACGCATTGAAGACAGCAGTATACCCTAAGAAGTATGCTATCTCATACCCTGCCTTGGGTCTAGCTGAAGAGGCAGGTGAGGTATGTGGTAAGATTAGTAAGATGATGCGTGATAACATCAACATACAAGACCAGAAGCAAGCCATTGCAGCAGAGATGGGTGATGTACTGTGGATGCTGGCTGCACTAGCACATGACTGTGGCTTATCATTACAGACCATTGCAGAGATGAACGCTGAGAAACTAAAGAAGCGTCAAGAAAAAGGTACACTACACGGTGAGGGAGATGACCGATAATGGATAGCTATCAATCATACATACACGCCAGCCGTTACGCACGATGGCTAGAAGATAAAGGTAGGCGTGAGACTTGGGAAGAAACTGTAGACCGTTGGTGGAACTACATGACTGACAAGTTCCCTGCCCTTGAGCAGAGGCAGGATGTTAAAGTTGCTATCCATGACCTTGAGGTTGTCCCCTCAATGCGTACCATTATGACAGCAGGTGAGGCACTAGACCGCAACCAAGTAGCCGCATACAACTGTAGCTTCCTAGCTGTCGATGACCCCAAGGCTTTCGATGAGGCACTGCTAGTACTCATGTGTGGTACAGGGGTAGGCTTCAGCGTTGAGCGTCAGTTCATCCAGAAGCTGCCCGAAGTACCAGCAGAACTAAGCAAGACTGATGAGGTTATCGTAGTAGCAGACAGTAAAGAGGGATGGGCAAAGGCACTACGTCAGGTCATCTCTCGCCTGTATGCTGGTGAGATACCTAAGTGGGATGTGTCTAAGGTACGTCCTGCTGGGGCTAGGCTCAAGACATTTGGTGGACGTGCCTCAGGTGCAGAGCCACTAGAGAACTTGTTTAAGTTTGCCATCAACACATTCACCAAGGCAGCAGGACGCAAGCTGAATAGCCTTGAGTGCCATGACCTCATGTGTCAGGTAGCTGCTGCTGTAGTTGTAGGTGGTGTACGTAGGTCAGCTATGATTAGCTTGTCTAACCTGAGTGATGACCGTATGCGTCACGCTAAGATGGGCAACTGGTGGAATGACCAAGTGAACCGTAGCTATGCTAACAACTCTATCAGCTTTACAGAGAAGCCTGACATGGGTAGCTTCCTGCGTGAGTGGACATCTATCTATGAATCTAAGTCAGGTGAACGTGGTATCTTCAACCGTGAGGCAGCCAAAGCAAAGGCTGTAGCTATCGGACGTGAGCCACGTGATGACTTCGGTACTAATCCATGTGGTGAGATTAGCCTACGCAGCAAACAGTTCTGTAATCTGTCAGAGGTAATCATTCGTGAGACTGATGGTACTGCTGAAATCAAGAAAAAGATAGAGATTGCTACCATCATCGGTACAATCCAGTCAGCACTAGTAGACTTTAAGTATCTGTCACCTAAGTGGAAGAAGAACTCAGAAGAAGAGCGACTGCTAGGTGTGTCACTCACAGGTATCTTTGACCATAAGATTATGTCAGGGCAGGGTGAGTACGAATCAAACATTCTGGCTGGCACACTGCAACAATTCCGTGAGGTTGCACGTGAAACTAACAAAGAGTGGGCAGCAAAGCTAGGCATCCCTGAATCAAAAGCTATTACGACAGTCAAGCCTAGCGGTACTGTGTCGCAGCTTGTAAACAGTGGAAGTGGTATTCATCCTCGCTATGCAAAATATTATATCAGACGTGTACGTGCAGACGTTAAAGACCCTTTGGCAACGTGGATGCAAGACAAAGGTGTGCCTTGCGAAGCAGATGTCTATAATCCGCAGAACTTGGTATTCAGTTTCCCAATGAAATCTGCTGAGAATAGTTTGACACGACATGATGTGTCTGCTATTCAGCACCTAGAACTGTGGCTCAAGTATCGTAAGCACTGGACTGACCACAATCCATCAGTCACTATCTATGTGGGTGAGGAAGAATGGGCAGAGGTAGGTGCGTGGGTGTACAAGCATTGGGATGAAATCTGTGGTGTATCATTCCTACCACGTGAGGATGACAATCATAGCTATGCTCAAGCACCATACGAAGAGATTGATGAGGATACTTACCTTGAATTAAAGGCACAAGTACCTGATGTAGACTTCTCTGAGTACACAGAACTAGCTGATAATACTACATCTTCTCAGGAATTAGCCTGTACAGCAGGTGTATGTGAAATCTAAAGTTACAACATTAGCGAAAGTTTGTTTATTATGAGAGTATTAGGCAACGATTTTAACATCACAGATGGACTACTTAACCACCTTAAAGAGTTGTATCCTAACAAACTGCCGCTTGGACACGTTACCCCTGAGGAACTAAGCTTTCTTCAGGGGCAACAATCAGTCATCGACAAGTTGATAGAGTTACAACACACAGATTTTGAGGATTAATATCATGGGTTCAATTTTAGGTGGACCAAAACCACCACCAGTAATGCCAACACCTGCACGTCCTGTGACAGCAGTAACTAAGACACCAGACATTGAGTTAGACGAAACAGATTTGGAATCAGAGCAGCTTACCAAGAAGAAGAAGGGTAAGAAAGCACTGAAGACGCCACTGACTGACCCTTCTACACAGACAGGTAGCACTGGTGCTGGTCTACAGATTCCTAAAGCTAATACAGGTGGTATGTAATGGGTGGCACAATTAAACAATTAACAGGCAAGAGTAAACCCCAAACATCATATACAGCATCTGCACCTGCTGATGTGACTACTACAGCCGCAGCAAAAAGTACAGAAGACACAGAAGTTTCAGAAATCGAAACTGATTCAGGCATGATGCAAAAGAAAAAGAAGGGCAAGAAAGCCCTGACACTCAGCCCTGCTGCTGCTAACGTAGGCGGTGAGGGTGCTAGTGGCCTTAACATTCCAACTTCGTAAGGAATAACTAATGGAACAAGAAGTAGGAACAGTAGCTAAACGCTACAGTCAATTAGAAAGTGAGCGTGATACGTTCCTAGAACGTGGACGTGAAGCAGCAAGGCTGACTATCCCTACTCTTTTGCCAGACGAAGGGCATAGCAGTTCATCTGTGTATGCTACACCGTATCAAGGCATTGGGGCAAGGGGTGTAAATAACCTTGCATCCAAATTGTTGATGGCACTCTTGCCACCCAATAGCCCTTTCTTTCGCCTGACCATTGACGACTTTGACTTGCAAACTATTGCTGGTGATAATCGTGGTCAAGTAGAGGAAGGTTTAGCACGTATTGAACGTGCAGCCATGCAAGAGATAGAAAGCAAAGCCATACGTGTGCCTGTCTTTGAGGCACTAAAGTTGCTTATTGTGACAGGCAATGCTTTGGTATACATGCCTAAACAGGGTGGTATGAAAGTATATAGACCTGACCGCTACACTACCAAGCGTGATGCTATGGGTAATATCCTAGAGATTATTACCAAGGAAAGTGTTGCAGCTATGATGCTGCCTGATGCAGTCAAGGATATGATACCCCCATCAGATTCACCAAAGAAAAATTATGACCTGTACACATGTCTCAAGCGTACAGAAAAAGGCTTTGAGGTGCATCAAGAGGTAGCTGGTATCGAAGTACCTAATTCACGTGGTACATTCAAAGAAGACCAGAACCCATTTATTCCATTACGTTTTATCCGTATTGATGGTGAGGATTATGGACGTGGTTTCATCGAAGAATACATCGGTGACTTGCGTTCACTTGAGGCATTGACCCAAGCCATTGTGCAGGGTAGTGCTGCATCATCTAAAGTATTATTCTTGGTACGTCCTAACGGTAGCACCAAGTCAGCGAACCTTGCAAAAGCAGCAAACGGTGCGTTCCTAACAGGTGATGCTAACGATGTATCAACACTACAGGTGCAGAAGTCAGGTGATTTCCGTGTAGCCCTTGAGACTATGCGTATGATTAACGAGCGTCTGGCTGCTGCGTTTCTACTTAATTCTTCCATTCAGCGTCCAGCAGAACGTGTGACTGCCGAAGAGATTAGGTACATGGCACAGGAACTTGAGACTGCCTTGGGTGGTGTATACTCCATCCTGTCCCAAGAGTTCCAACTACCACTTATCAACCTGCTACTTGAATCATTGACTAAGCAGGGCAAGATGCCTCGTATGCCTAAGGATAGTGTTAAACCTACTGTTGTTACAGGTATCGAAGCACTTGGACGTGGACAAGACTTGAATAAACTAGCAGCATTTCTGCAATACTTACAGCCCTTGGGTCAAGAAGTTATTGCTAGTGAGATGAATCTAGGTGACTACATAGACCGTTTGGCTGCATCACTTGGTATTGATACATCTGGCCTGATTAAATCACCAGAGCAGAAACAACAAGAGATGATGCAACAACAAATGATGATGCAACAACAGATGGAACAGCAAGCAGCTATGGGTGCAATGCAAGCAGCAGCACCACAAGTAGCTAAAGGCGTAGTAGAATCGGAGTAACAGATGGCAGATGCCTTAAATACTTATCAAGAAGAAGCACCAGAATCACAGGAACATGTTCAGGCTATGCTCGACAAAGAGCGTACAGAGACTGAAGAGCGTCCTGACTGGTTGCCTGAAAAGTTTAAGTCTGTGGAAGATATGGCTAAAGCTTACTCAGCATTAGAGAGCAAGCTTGGTCAACCACAGCAAGAAAAAGAGACTACAGAAGAAGTAGAAGTCTCTGGTGAAGAGAGTGCCTCAGATGTGGCACAACTACTAGATGATAAAGGACTAGACTTTGACGTATTCCAGCAGGAGTACGCAGAGAATGGTGGATTATCTGAAGATGCGTATCAAGCCTTGCAAGAGGCTGGGTTCCCACGCAGCATGGTTGATTCATGGGTTGCAGGTCAGGATGCACTAGCTGCACAGATGACCTCAGAAATGTATGACGTTGCTGGTGGTGGAGAACAGTACGCACAAATGGTTCAGTGGGCAGCAGATAACCTTCCAGATAACGAGGTTAATGCCTACAATGCAACAATGGAAAGCGGTGACCCTAATATGATTAGGTTAGCCGTACAAGGTCTTAATGCACGTTATCGTTCTGAGGCAGAGCCGACACTGATGCAAGGTGGCACAGGTGCTGTATCCTCAGGTGGGCGTTTTGAAAGTACTGCGGAACTTACTGCTGCTATGGGTGACCCTAGATACGCTAAAGACCCTGCCTACAGGCAAAGCATAGCTGATAAGTTGGCTAAGTCTAGTCTGTTCTAAATTGTTG